TGTTCTGCGGAATGAAGCCCTGCCGGAAAAGATACCGAGTGGCGGTTTGATTATCTTGCGCGATGGTGATCCAGGCGAACCTGAAACGCTGTTGTCGCCGCTTTCTTATTACTGGCAGCACCGCGCGCTGGTCGAAGCTATCGTTCAAAAAGGCGATCAAGCCGCGCGCGATCTGGCATTGGATGGCTTGTATCGCAAGATTTCACTTGCCATCGCGGGCGACCGAACGCTGGGCGGACTTTGCGACCGTATTACGCCGCAAGCGCCGGACAGCAATGTGCTGGCGGTTGAAGGGTCACCGCAGATCAAAGGCGCAATCATTCCCATTGAACTCATCTACGTCACAGCAGACCCGCTCGGTTAATTCTTTCAACACTAAACATAGGAGGTAAACATGGCTCGTGCATACGGCGCCAATGCCCAGCTATTGGGTAAATTCGAAACGGTGTATGGCACACCGCCATCAGGCAATTATATCAAATTCCCGTTCGTCTCATCCGATCTTGGATCTGAACAGGGTTTGATTGCATCCGATCTTCTCGGCCAAGGCCGTGACCCGTCCCAGCCCATCCGCGATGTTATCCGTGTGGAAGGCAACGTGGTGGTACCCGTCGATTTGCGCAATTTTGGCCATTGGCTGAAAGCGCTTCTCGGCGCGCCGACGACCACAGGCACGGGGCCTTACACCCATACCTTTGTGTCAGGTGCGGCAAGCCTGCCCAGCCTTGCGCTTGAAGTCGGTATGCCAGAAGTGCCGATCTTCTTCACGGAGTCTGGTGTGCGGGTCAACTCCGCCCAGCTAAGTTTTGCCCGTTCGGGCGCAGCCAACGCGACGCTGAACTGCATTGCCCAGGGCGAAAGTGACGCTACGACCACTGGCGGTGGTACACCCACAACGGCCACGCTCACGCGCTTTAATCAATTCCAAGGATCCATCAAAAAAGATGGGCTACAGCTTGGCAATGTCACAGGTGCGCAGCTAACCTATACCAATAATCTGGAGCGGATCGAAACCATCCGTTCGGACGGTAAAATCGACGGCGCGGATCCCACCATTGCCGCGCTTACTGGCAATATCGAAGTGCGCTTTGCCGATACTGCCCTGATTGATGCCGCCACCGACAACACGCCGATGGAATTGGCATTCGCTTATATCATCGACGCTGATAAATCACTGACTTTCACGGCACATGAGGTTTATTTGCCAAAACCAAAACTGGCGATCTCTGGCCCAGGCGGTGTGCAAGCCACCTTTGACTGGCAAGCGGCGAAGGCGACAAGTCCCGCGCGCATGCTGACTGTTGTCCTCAAAAACGATGTAGCGAGTTACGCATGATTACTTTGAACCTAAAACGTGAAAACTACTGGCTGGATCTGATTTCTGGTGTGCGCGTGCATGTCCGTCCGGCATCCACCGCTCTTGTTATGGCGGCGCGTGTTGAAGCCCTCAAAGAAGATGCCGAACCGGCATTGCGCAGCACCGCACTTATCAAGCGATTGGCACAATTGGCCATCATCGAGTGGGAGGGTGTCGGCGGTGAAGATGGTGAAGCCTTGCCCGTTACGCCAGAAGGTATTTATGCCTTGATGGATTTATGGCCGATTGCCGAAGCTTTCGAGCGTCTTTATCTCGGCCCTGCTTTGTTACTGGAACAGGAAAAAAACGACTAACGGCTCGTTGCCGCTGGCACTTTGGCGGCGGGCCGGATTATTGCGCTTCATGTGAAGATGCTGGCTTGCCCTGTGCGCGGGGTGAGCCGAATGCTGAAGGCGAGCTTTGCCCATACCGCCAGCATGAACCACACAGTATGGAAGCATGGCAAGCCTGGGATTTGGCGCTCCGTTGCGGTGGGCAATTGCGCCTCAGTCAAATGGTGGCCATCGGCATGGATTTTTCGGCGGCGCTGCAAGTCGCGGCATCGCTCGGTCATGATGCGTGCGCCACCGCAGAATTCTTGACCGCCATTGAGGCGGGTATGACCAGTGCTTTTAATGAGAAACTATCAAGTGAGATGAAAAACCGATGACCGTGCGTAACCTTGCCATTCGCTTAAGCGTCACCGAGGGCGGTAAGGTCAAAGCCGAGCTGCGCGATATTGGTGAGAGCGGTGAAAAATCACTCAAGAAGATTGAGCTTGCGGGTAAACCTGCCTCACGTTCGTTGCTGGCGATCAATGCCGCTGCCAATGATGTCAAAGGCTCCGTCTCTGGCCTAACCAATAATCTGGGGCCGCTCGGATCGGCGCTCACCGCCATTGGCCCTGCAGGCATTGCCGTGGGTGCCGCTTTGGCTATTGTCACACTGGGATTAAAAGCCGCTTTGCAAAATGCGGCAGAGGCCGAGCAGTCCTTCAACCGGCTTTCGGCGGTGCTCAAAGCCACGGGGAATTCATCGGGTCTGTCAGACAAACAAATCGCTGGTTTTGCCGATGAGATTGAAGCCTCAACATTGGCCACTGCTGAACAGGTGCAAAATGCCGCAGGCGTGCTGGCAACTTTTCGGTCAGTCGCAGGCGATACCTTCACCCGTACCTTAACGCTGGCGCAGGATATGTCTGCCGTGTTTGGGCAGGATTTAAGCTCCTCTGTCACCCAGCTCGGCAAAGCCCTTGAAAATCCGACAGAAGGTTTATCGGCGCTGCGCCGTGTCGGGATCAGCTTTACCCAAACCCAGCGGGATTTGATTGACGGGTTTGTTGAAACAGGACAGCAGGCCGAAGCACAGCGGGTTATCTTGGATGCGCTGGAACAGCAAGTGGGCGGCGCTGGGGCGGCAGAGGCCACAGGGCTGATTGGTGCCACCAATCGCCTGTCAGATGCCTGGGGCAACCTGATGGAAGATATCGGCCAGACGGGGATTGTCGCAGGCACGGCGCAAGGCGCACTGAATGGCTTATCGTCCGTGCTGGAAGGCATGCGCAATCTTCTCAAAGAAGATCCTGTTGGCAGGCAGCTGGTGGATGCGCGGCTTGCGCTGCAGGAACAAGAAGAGCGGCTTACGCGCCTGCAAAACTTCAAAACCATTCCTGGCGGCGGGGTCAATCTTGGCCGTATGATTGAACGGCAAGAAGGCCGTGTGGCTGAGATGCGCCGCGAAGTTGAAAAACTCATTGGTCAAGCGCGTGCGGAAGCACAAGCCTTTGAAGCGGAGCAGAAAAAACTGCAAGCCGCGCAAGAACAAGTGGCACGCGACCGCCGCGCCGAACTTTTAAGTGGCGAGCGCAAGAAGCTCGATCAGGCCGTTAATAAGCTGGCAACCGACCCCGCTGAGCGTATTGCCAAGGTCAATAAAGAGCTGGAGGTCACCAAATCGCGCCTGAATGCCTTGCGTGAAAAGGACGGTAGCAATGCAGGTGCCCTCGATACCGCTCTCAAACAAGCCGAAGATATAGCCCGCCGCCAGATTGAAGCCATTGAAAAGCCCGCCCGTGACGCAGCCACCCGTGTCATGGAAGCCAATAGTAAAGTGGTCGATGATCTGCAGCAGCAAATGCTGAATATGGGCAATAAACGTCAAACCTTTATCGATCAGGCGGTGGGGCGTTTATCCAAAGATGCGAGTGAGGCACAGCGGGCGCAAACCCGTAAATTGGCCGCGCAGATTTTTGATAGTCAGGCTTATTCTGAAGCACAAAAGGTTGTTGAGGATCTGAATAATCAGCTCGGTCGCCTGACTGATAAACGGGCAGCGTTTATTCAGGATGCTGTTGGCCGTTTGTCGGATAATGCGACATCGGCGCAGCGCGCTGAAGTCGAAAAACTCGCCGCTGCCCTCTATGATCAAGGCGAAGCCCAGCAGAAGTTGAATAGGCTGCAGCAAGACGGGGAACAAGTCACCAACGCCACACGTTCGGCAACGGAATCCTATGCAGCGGAGCTGGATCGATTAAAGAGCCTGCTCGATGCTGGTGCCATCAGCCAGGAAACTTATAACCGCGCCGTTGCCAATGCTGAAAAACAACAGCTTGATGCCCGCAAGGATGCCGAAGCTGGTGCCTTGCGCGCCTTCCGCAATTACCGCGAACAAGCTGAAGACGCTGCGGCAGCCGTGGAGCGTGCCTTTACCGAAGGCATGAAGGCCACTGAGGATGCCATCGTCGATTTCGTGACGTCTGGCGGTAAAAGCCTGCAGTCTTTGGGTGATCTTGCCAACTCCATCGTCGCCGACATCACACGCATGGCCGTGCAGAAGTCTATCACAGGGCCGCTCTTCAATATGATTGGCGGCAGTATTGGCGGAGGTGGTTTTCTGGATAGTATTCTGGGCAGTATTTTTCATGAGGGTGGCGAAGTTGGCGGATCAGCGCCGCAGCGCCGTGTGCCTGCCTATGTGTATACAAATGCGCCGCGCTATCACTCAGGCGGTGTGGCTGGTCTTAAGCCTGGGGAGATCCCTGCGATTTTAGAGCGCGGTGAAATCGTGCTGCCCAAAGACGGCACGCGCATGGGGTCACCCGTGAATGTCGTCATGAATATCACCACGCCGGATGCCAGCAGCTTCCGAATGAGCCAGTCGCAAATCTCGGCTGAAGCTGCGCGCGGCATTCAACGTGCCAAAAGGAATTTGTAATGGCTTTTCATGAAGTCCGCTTTCCCGACGACATTGCCTATGGCGCAACGGGCGGGCCGGAGTTTGCGACGAGTGTGGTTGCCACGGCATCGGGCTATGAGCAGCGCAATATCAACTGGTCATCGGCCCGTGGGCGGTGGGATGTCGCATCGGGGCTAAAGAAACAAACGCAGCTTGATACGCTGATTGCTTTTTTCCGCGCCCGTAAAGGCCGCGCATATGGGTTTCGGTTCAAGGACTGGACGGATTTTAAGGCGACAGCGCAGGCGCTGGGCAGCGGGAATGGCACGCTCAAAACCTTTCAGCTGATCCGCACTTATTCATCGGGTGGCAATACGGATGTGCGTACAATCACCAAGCCTGTTGCCGGAACGGTTAAGGTCTATCTGGCGGGCGTCCAACAGACATCTGGTTGGACAGTCAACACAGCCACGGGCGTGGTCACTTTTACGAACGCTCCCGCGAACGGCGTGGCCGTATCTGCCGATTACGAATTTGACGTGCCGGTGCGCTTCGATACTGACCGCATGGCCGTGACGATTGAACAAGTTAACCTTCATCAATGGTCAGGCATTCCGATTATCGAGATCCGCGTATGAAAACAGCATCTTCACAACTTGCCACGCATATTAGTGGCGGGACAACCACGCTTGCCACCTGCTGGAAAGTCACGCGCCGTGATGGGGCGGTGTTTGGCTTCACAGATTTTGATAAGGATCTGACGGTGGAGAGCATTTTATATCAAGCACGCTCTGGTTATACGCGCTCTGCCATTCATACGATTGCCAATCTGGCGGTCGATAATCTCGACATTGAAAGCGCGATTGATAGCGAAACCTTAAGTGCCGCTGATTTGCGTGCTGGTGTCTGGGACGGCGCAACGATTGAGATTTTTCTTGTGAACTGGAGCAATCTTGCCAACGGCAAGATTATCCTGAAACGCGGCACCATCGGCGAAGTGGAACTTAAAGATATGGTGTTCCGTGCTGAATTGCGCGGGCTTTCGCAAGCCTTATCGCAGCAGATCGTCGAGCTTTACACACCAGATTGCCGCGCCGATCTCGGTGATACGCGCTGCAAAGTCAATTTGTCCGCACTCACCGTTACAGGCGCGATTACCGCCATGACCGACAGACGGAGTTTTACGGACACATCGCGTGTTGAGGCCGCTAATTTCTGGAACGGCGGCTTGCTGACTTGGACAGGCGGCGCAAATTTGGGCCGTAAGATGGAGGTTAAAGCCTTCGCCAGTGGTGGAATATTCACGCTGTTCCTACCCATGCCGAGTGATGTTGCGGTGGGTGATACCTATAGCCTTCGCCCAGGATGCGATAAGAAATTCTCAACCTGCAAAGACAGGTACAACAATGTGAAAAACTTCAGGGGCGAACCTAACGTCCCTGGCAATGATCAGGTTTTGGCATATCCCGATGGAAAATAAACTGACCCGCATGGACGTGGTGCTTGAAGCCCGCGCATGGCTCGGCACGCCTTTTAAGCACCAAGGGGCGCTTAAAGGCGTGGCCTGTGATTGCATAGGCCTGATTAAAGCCATCGGCATGCATCATGGGTTGATGGAGTATGATCCGAATTCAGCTGAGGCATTGTCTTACGCCAATTATTCGATGATGCCAGATAGCCGCCGTATGCGTGAAGCCTTGAGCCGCTGGTTTATCTCCATTCCTGTGGCAGAGGCAGAAATAGCCGATTTTTATTTCATGGCCTGGGGGCGTGAGCCGCAGCATGTGGCGCTCATTACTGATCTTGGCATCATCCATAGCTATTCCGGCGTTGGTAAAGTTGTGGAACACTGCCTTGATGAACGCTGGCGGCAGCGCATTGCCGCCGCTTACCGCTTTCCCTATTTTGTGGAGGGTGCGTAATGGCTGTTCTGGCTTTAGGGGTGGTGGGATCGGCTCTTGGGTCTGCCATCGGCATCGGCGCATCCGCTGGTTGGCTGGGCGGCGTCATGCTTGGCAATCTCTTGTTCGGTGGTGGCAAGGGCCAGAACATCGAAGGCCCGCGCATTGATGATCTTTCGGTGCAAACATCCACCTATGGCGCGCCCATTCCCCTGGTCTATGGCACGATGCGAATTTCGGGGAATGTGATCTGGTCAACGCCGCTCAAAGAAACCCGCACTGTTAAGCGCAGCAGTGGCGGCAAAGGCGGCGGTAAGAAATCATCGCAAACCACTTATAGCTATTCCGTGTCCTTCGCGGTGGGCTTGTGTGTTGGCCCCGTGGCAACCGTGCGGCGGATCTGGGCGGATACCAAGGTGATTTATGATGCGACCGCTGGTAATACGCAGGCCACTGAAAAATACCCTGGCATTATCCGCATTCATCGTGGTGAGGAAACACAAGAGCCTGACAGCACGATTGAAATGCATCTTGGCGCTGGCAACGTGCCTGCCTTTCGGGGGCTATGTTATCTCGTCTTTACGGATTTACAGCTGAAAGACTTTGCCAACCGTATCCCCAATATCAGTGCCGAGGTGGTGGCGAACGGCGATATGGTGAGCGATGCACTGATTTTACCGCCTGCCACCACCATGACCAAGGAAGGTGGCGTTCTGGATCAAGCGCGGGGCACGCTGATCGGTACAGGGTCGGATCATGTCTATAAATATGATGTGGTGAATAACCGCCTTGTTCTACAGCGTGGGTTGGCGGATCTAAACTGGTCTGGTGCCTTTCCTGGCGCGAATGATGTTTATGGCGATGTCTGCGGGATTGATAGCCAAGGGTATTATTACCATGCCGCCGATGCCTATGCGGTGAGTATGCGCCTTATTAAGCGCCACCCTGAAACGCTGGGGATTGTCGCACTCACCAGCCCCAAAGTGCCGTTCAGCGTGAACGGGATTGTCCGGCGGGATAAGATTTTCTGTTATGGGTCTCGCCGTGTTTATAATACCAGCCTGCAGGAAATTGCCGATCTCTCGGATTATTTTCCTTCCGTCACTTTTGGCGGGCCGATGTGTGATGATCCGAATGGCAATTACTGGCAGGTCACAGGCAATTTCGTACGCCGTTATACCCCAAGCGCTCTCGGCGCTGGCAGCCTAACGGAATGGAGCAGTACACTTTGGACGGGCGGTCAGCTACCGCGCACTGTCTTCTGGGATGATTTTACGGGGCATATTTACTTCACGCTCGGCCTGGACAAGCGCGTCATTAAATGGCACCCAGAAAACGGCTATGTGGCGCATGTGGATGGTGTCGCTATCCCAGCAGGCTTTGGCTATCAATCCGATTCTAACCTGCCCATTAACGGCAAATTCTGGTCGGCAGCCAGCTTTGAGGCAACGCTTGTTGATCTGGTTTCTATGCGGCTGGAGCGGTCAATTGATTTGATCCCGTTTCGCCCCAGCAGCGCCACGCATTTTGGTGGCGCTTATGAGAAATTCACTCATTCCGCCGTGATCATGACCAATGATGGGCAAATTAAATACCCGCTTGAACGCTACGGCAATGATGCGGTGGCCTTATCAGGTGTGCTCTCGGATATCTGCCAAAAGGCAGGATTAGCACCCACCAGCCTGATTACGGGCGCTGTTAGCCAGTCATTGCGGGGTTATGTGGTGAGCCGCCGCATGGCCGCACGCGAGGCGCTGGAGCCATTACTCGGCACATACTTCATCGATGCGGTGGAAACCGATGGGGTTTTGCGCTTTGTGCCGCGCGGGGGTGCAGCGATTGCCAGCATTGCGTATGATGATTTGGGGGCAAGCGATAACGGGCAAGACGAACCGCTGCGTTTATCCGAAAGCCGCGTGCAGGATGTGGAACTACCGCAGCGTCTTGATATTGTGCATGTCGATCCAACCCGTGATCATCAGCCCAATACCCAACATGCCTCGCGTATCAATGATGCAATTATCACCCGTGAAAAACAGACACGCGAAATCTCCATCTCGCTCACGCCTGATGAAGCCAAACAAATCGCCGAGCGCACGCTTTATAACGCTTGGGTGGAGCGCAACCAGTATAAGTTTTCGCTGCCGCCTAAATGGCTGCGGCTAGATCCGACCGATATCATCACCCTGAACATGGAAGACGCCACGCTCAAAGTCCGCCTGAACAGGGTGGATTTTGGCGGGAATAATGTCCTCTCGGTTGAAGCGGTGGCGGAGGATGAGATTGTGTATCTTTCCACCGCCGCTGGTGCCGGTGGTGGCCTGTCAGTTCTGCCGATTGCGATTACCGGCCCAACGCCGCTGTTCCTCATGGATCTGCCGATGCTGCGTTATGAGGATGATACGCTGGGCATTTATTACGCCTTCGGCTTTCGGGATAATACCGTATCGGGCGCCTCCATGTACCGCTCACCTGATGAGCTGGCATGGGAGGTGCTTGGCACAGGCAATGACGGCCCAACTTTTGGCTGGGCGGCTACAGTCTTACCAAATGTCGCAAGTGCCTGGGTGTGGGATGATATCAGCAAAGTACAAATTGCACTGACACAGGGCACGCTGGATAGCAAAACCGCGCTGGAGGTTTTGAACTGGGCGAATATCGCACTTTTGGGTGATGAGATTATCCAGTGGTGCAATGCGACTGTGCTGGCCAGCGGCCTTTATGAATTATCAGGACTCTTGCGCGGGCGGCGCGGTACAGAATGGGCGATAGGGAGCCATGTAATCGGCGAGCGGTTTATCCTGCTCTCTGATGATGGGGTTTATCGTGCGCCGCTGCCGATGACCGAAGTAGAGCGTACGGCCTATTACAAAGGGATCGCCGATGGCGGAAATTGGGATGATGCACCGTCAAATATTCTGGTGTTCAAAGGCAATAGTCTGCGCTGCTTTGCGCCTGTGCAGGTGAAAGGCGCGCGCGATGGGGCGGGGAATCTCACCATCAATTGGAAACGCCGCACGCGCTGGTACGGCGAATGGCAAGACGGTGTGGATGCACCGCTCTTTGAAGCCAGTGAAAATTACCAGATTGATATTCTCGCTGGCACCACCGTCAAGCGGACGATTACAACGACCACGCCAACCGCCGCCTATAGCGCCGCTGATCAGGTGGCGGATTTTGGCGCGGTGCAAGGAGTGGTGAACATCGCTGTTTATCAAATGAATGCAGTTATCGGGCGTGGGCGCAGCGCACAGGCCGCTTTGTAAGGAACGATCATGACCACAACACCAAATCTTCTGATTGATCACATCGCCGCCAATCAGGCGCAAAAGGAAGTGACGGCCAATGCCGCTTTCGATGCGCTGGATAAAGCCTTGTGCCAGCAGAGCAGTATAGCACTCAGCGATGCCAACCTCACCGTAACGGATGCGCAAATGCTGGGTGCAATGGTGCTGCGTTTTACAGGTGCTTTAACGGCTGTCCGTACCATCACTATTCCCACTCGTAATAAGCTGATCGTAATCGAAAATGCTACCACGGGCGGCTTTGCGCTGGCGGTTAAAACTCCTGCAGGTGTTGCGATTAACTTTAATGTCGGGGATCGCAAGCTGCTCTATTGCGACGGTACAACCTTGCAAATTGTATCAGAGGCAGCGGCGGCATCGAGCATCCCATACGATATTGGTGGGACGCTCGGAGGTATCCCAACCGGCGGCTCTATCATCCTACGTTATCCGCTGCCCCGCGCGGTAAGGTTTCCAGTTGCACTCACTGGTAGTCAGGGTGTGGCAGGTACGGCCTCAGGGGCAACAGCCACATTTTCTATTCGCAAGAACGGTACGCAATTCGCCACCATGCAATTTGCCGCTGGTATTAGCACAGCCACATTCACGGCAGCTACCGCCACAGATTTCGCGGCGGGTGATGTGCTGACCATTCTTGCGCCCAACCCAGCTGATAGCACGCTGGCCGATATCGGCTTTTCACTGGCCGCAAGTAGACTTTAAGGAGGACATCATGGCTTTACGCTTTATCGACGGGTTTGAGCATTACACCATCCCCGCTGACCTTTCACAAAAATGGACAAGCTATAATCAGTCCACCACATCCACACCCTTTGGCAGCACCACAGGACGGCGGGCGGATTCAAACGCACTGCGCATTCGCAATGATCAGGACTGGGTATCCATTACGCTGGATAACCAAAGCACATGGTTTGTAGGTTTTGCCATGTATTTGTTCGGCAATGAAACAGGGGATGTGGTGCGGTTTTTTGATAATGACAATGCCACGCAATGTTATGTAAGCGTCACATCGGGCGGTATTATCCAGCTTTATCGCGGCACCACGCTGCTGGCTTCTAGCAGTAATGCCATCCCGAATGGTAGCTGGAATTTTATAGAAATCCGTCTCAGCATCGCTAATTCAGGCGGCGTATTCGAAGTGCGGGTGAATGAACAGATCTGGGTATCCTTCACGGGCGATACCCAGCAATCGACCACGCTCTCGACCGCCAATCGCATCATCTTATATGGGCGGGATGTGCACGTGGCTTATGATGATTTGTATATCTGCGATGGCACAGGCAGCACCAACAACACCTATCTCGGCGATGTGCGCATTGACACGGTGCGCCCGAACGCTCCTGGGGCTGCTGCGAATTTCAGTCGTCAGGGTGGCGCCGCCAATTGGGAGAATGTCGATGACACACTCACCGATGCGGATAGCAGTTATAATTTCAGCAACACGGTGGGGCATAAAGACTGTTTTGATTGCGCCAACCTGCCCAGCATCGCGGGCACAATTTTTGGCGTGCAGGTGTCTTTGGCCGCTCGTAAAGACGATGCAGGATCCCGCACGCTGCGCGCTCTAACCCGTGTAGCCAGCACGGATTATGAAGGTGGGGATCTTGCACCTGGCACAGACTATCGTTTCTTTCGCCAGATTTGGGAACAGAACCCCAATACCGCCGCCGCCTGGACAGAAACCCAAATCAACGCCGCTGAATTCGGCTATAAGGTGCAAGCCTAATGCCTAAACTCTATCTTTCCAAAACAGGCAGCGGTTACACACCCGCAACCATTCGTGGCACTTGGGATAAAACCTCCGATCATGTCGTGCGCGGTATGCACACTGCGCAGGATCTACCAGGGCTGGGTGCGCCGATTGCTGTATCGTCGGTTGAGACCTCGGCCACGACAGATTACGAGAATTTACTCCTGCGCGGGGTGTCGGCACCGCTTGCGGCCAATCATAATTTTGCAGGCACGCTCAACCTGATGCTGGGCGTGCAGGAATCGGCAGCCGATGCCGATATGGCGTATTTCATTCATGTGTTTGTCACACAAGGCGACACCGATAATCTGCGCGGCACGCTACTCGCCAATTACGCGGATCCAATCACGAATGAGTGGAGCACCACAGCCAGTGGCCGCGCACTGTCATCCACCCGCACGCTCACGTCTGTATCGGCCTTGGCGGGGGATCGCATCGTCGCCGAGATCGGCTACCGCGCCCGCAATACCGTAAGCTCTAGCCGCACGGGCACGCTCTGGCACGGCGGTAACGGCGCTGATTTAACTGCTGGGGGCAATCCCGCAACCGGCATCGGGTTTCTGGATTTTTCCGATAATTTTACGCTGGTGAATAACCCGACGGCACGCCTGAGCCAGCTGGTGGTTGAAAGCCTGCGCAGGCCAACTGCACCCAACGCGCTGGTCACGCAAATGCCGGTTGAAGTTGTGCGCCGACCGACTGCCGCCAATCTGCGCCTCAGCCAAATGACGGTCGAGGTCATTCGCCGTAACGGCACACCGCAAGCGAGTGGCAGCCAGGGCGGCATGCTGATCATCGTTGCCGGATAGAGGAATTCATGAACCCCAAGAATTTTCAACCTGCTTTCACAGAGCTGGAACAGGAGAATACACCCATGACCGAGCCAGAATATTTCCGCGCCATCGGCAGGCTGGAGGCACAGGTGCAAGCCTTAACCAATGCCATCACCGAGATGAAAACCAAGGTCGACAGCATGGACACCAAGCTCGCGGATCTTGACCGCATGGCGCATCGCTGGAAAGGCGGCTTTGCGGTGGTGCTCGCACTAGGCGCGATGATCGGCGTGATTTTGGATCAGATTACACGCCTCTTCATCATTCGCCCCTGATTTTTAACCCGAAAAGGAGAAGACCATGACGACCACACAAACTGGCCGCACACCGCGCGGCATTCGTAATCACAACCCTGGCAATATCCGCCGCAGCTCTGACCCATGGCAGGGCTTGGCCGAGCGCCAAAGTGATGTTGAATTCTTTACCTTCAAATCGCCCATCTATGGCATTCGTGCTTTAGCGCGCACACTGATTACCTATCAGGACAAGCACGGCCTGCGTACTATTCGCCAGATTATCGGGCGCTGGGCGCCGCCTGTTGAGAACAATACTAATGCCTATGTGCGGGCGGTGGTAGAAGAAACAGATCTGGATGCCGATCAGTTGCTTGATCTGCATAACTTCGATTATCTCTTCCCGCTTACCAAAGCCATTATCAAACACGAAAACGGTCAGCAGCCTTATACCGATGCACAAATCACCAAGGCGCTGGTTTTGGCGGGGGTAGAGCCAGAGGCGCCAAGCCTGCAGAAAACCCGCACCGTAAAGGGTGGACAGGCCGCCACAGCCGCTACGGCAGGGGTGGGTGTGATTGAGGTGGTTCAGCAAACCATCGATCCC